ATGCAAAGTTTCCAACATCGAGGAATTGAAACAACTAATCTCGGTATTGTAATGATCAGGAAGTCAAGTAAGATGCTCTATCTGGGCAAAGAAAAGTTGCACAGGGAAGATTACCTACCTAATCTGGAAAAGGGATTTGCAAAGGTTCATGGTGGGGAGAAGGTGTTCGAAACCAAACAGCCTAAAGCCATGCGCTCCGTACCAATGTACGACAGCAAGAACACCATAAAGTTCGTAGACCTTGACGACCCCCGTAGCAACGAGGAAATACGCAGTGCATGGAAAGAAGAACAGGAAAAGAAACTGAGGTCATTGGCTTCGTAGTAAGATAACAAAAGGAATTAGAAATGGCATATATATCAGTAGATGTCGATATAGACATAATCGACCACTTAGACGAAATAAGTACGGATGAATTAGTAGAAGAATTGAAAAAGCGTAAAGCTGAAAAGGCTGTCTATAATGGCATCCATACCTACAAATTATTCGGCGCAGAATCTCTTCAAGACATTATGAAAGTTGAAGCATTCATCAACAAATACAAAGACATTCCAGAGAGTGATTTAGATGCTTTCTTGGACAAGTATTAACCCTCTAACCCCCACAACCAAATGGAAAGATTAACAATAAAGGAACTCGATTCTAAAATATTTTATAGAGTAGGTACTCACAACGGAGGTGGTATGTGGTACCATCCCGATGGCAGCTTTCATGGGTCAATGAATAGTGAAGCGTTTAATATGCTACAATGCCATTCAGTAACTATGCCCTTTGATAAAGACATCGTTGGTTATTTATCAGTTGCAGACAGCTTAGAAAGCCTCAAAAATTGGTTTAACGATGATGATATGAAAATCTTAGAACCTTTAGGATTTAAAATATTGGCTTATGAAGCTACCGATTATAAGCTTCATCAAAACCATTGGTTAATCAATCAAGAATCCAGCGTTTGCTTAGCCCTACCTATTGATGAAAAGGAGGTGGAAGGTGAGTAATATCAGCAACCCTAGAATGACGCATCCTGATGGTATGTACGCAGCTAAAGCTAGAAGTGAAGATTATGTATCACTACGCGACCACTTCGCAGGATTGGCTATGAACGGTGAACTTTCGAGAATAGCGTATAATGGAAACGGAAGAACGTATTCAGATTTTAATGATTTAGCAAAGAAGTCCTACCAAATAGCCGATGCCATGCTAAAAGCAAGAAAGGAGGTTAAGCCATGAGTAAAACAATAGAGGAAATAATCGCATACACCGAAGGGTTAGAAGGTTACGATTTAGTAGGCAGTCAGAGATATTTAGCAATAGAAGTAGCCAAACGCTATGCCCAATCCCAAACACAGGAACTTACAGACTGGAAAGAATCTGCAAGTAAAGTTTTTAAAAACTTGGAATTACAAGCTATCGGAAAAACTTTAAGTATTGGTTTAGGTGAGGATGTATCGGTGAATGTTCTGCCGAAAATTAAGGAGCTTCATGAGCAGAATGCGGAGCTTGTTGAGATGCTTAGACATGTTGTGTACGAATATGAGCAAGGTGAATCATCATATCGAACAATAATGGAAATAAAGGAACTATTAACCAAATATAACCACTTAAACAAAAAGTTATGAATAAAGGATATTTAAATAACGATGAAAAGACACCAATTCTATGGTTTAGAATGGAAATTAGAATAAAGTTGTCAGTATTTGCAAAAGCGATTACGGACTATTTTTATAATTATGGTGGATTTTTCCCCGATAAGCTTACTAAGAAAGAAGCTGAACGAATATTAAAACGTCAAGTATATAATTATGGGACAAGTGGCGAAACGCCAGATAGGCAATTTGAAGCATCTTTTGAAGAAGGTGAAAGGTATAATTCAATTTACGATTCTGCTATAAAATGGGTTAATACAAATCATCCACACTTAAACAAAAAGCCATGAACGCAAAAGAAAAAGCAACGGCTATTGTTAAGCAATTTTGGATGAAGATTCCAAACCAACAAGACAGCTATCCACTATCGATTCAATGCGCCATCATCCATGTTAAAGGGATTATAGAAGAGCTGGAAAGCATACCTTTTAAGACAGATATAGGCGGTAGTCATAACAATGAGGGATATTCAATCATTGATAAAATTCAGTATTGGAGAGATGTATTAACCGAATTAAACCAAATGTAAAATGGTTCTTAATCCTTCTTAAACACGAAATACAATATGAGTAAAATGAATACAACCGCTTGAGCAATTAAACCAATGGTTCTAACCTTTGAATAAAGAGGTATATCGTTTTTATTTTCCCATTTAAGCATGCGGAAAGATAGGTATCCAATTAACAGGAAGAAACAAATAGCTCCAATTGACTCAAGGGTATTCATGTCACAATTTATAAAAAATAAAGCAATGAAAAGACAGATAAAATTTAGAGGACTCCACACCCAAGATGGAGGGCAAGAGGGATGAGAAAGATATTGATAGCCTGCGAAGAAAGCCAGGCAGTAACAATAGAATTTAGAAAATTAGGATTTGAAGCCTATTCATGTGACTTGTTGCCTTGCAGCGGAGGTCACCCGGAATGGCATTTGCAACAAGACGTAACAGAATTATTGAGCGAACATTGGGATTTGGTTATTTCATTTCCACCATGTACGGATCTGGCAGTAAGTGGCGCAAGACATTTTGAAAGGAAGATCACAGATGGAAGCCAACAAAAGAGTATTGACTTTTTTATGATGTTCGCTAATTACCCTGGACCGATAGCTATCGAAAACCCAATTGGTATAATGAGTGGTAAATACCGAAAACCTGACCAAATAATACAGCCTTGGCAATTTGGTGATAAAGCTCAAAAAAGCACTTGTTTATGGTTAAAAGGTTTGCCGAAATTATCCCATACTTCAATAGTCGAAAAAGGAGAGTTCTTTGAGTTTACCTCAAAAAAAGGAGAAAAGAAAAGAATGCCTATGTGGTATTACAAAGCATTACAAGAAGCTAAAACCCCAGAACAGCGAAGGACATTAAGAAGCAAAACCTTTCCCGGTATTGCTAAAGCTATGGCTGAACAGTGGGGAAATTACTTGCTTAATAATTCACAAGTTGATAAAACAAGGGTTAAAGAATTTGATCCTACACAACCATTTCGTCAATTAACGCTATTCGCATCATGACCCCACTAATATACGCAGGACTGGATAGCTACAGTAAGCTATCCTTCCTTAACAGACAGGAAGAACCTATTATAAACGCTGTAAGCGATGTGATGGGGATAACCTTGGAACAGATTAAGAGCAAATCCCGATTGAGGGTGTATGTTACCGCTCGTTTCCTTATCTGCCATTACCTAAGGAAATACACTAAGATGTCGCTTAAGGATATAGGCAGGGTAATAGGCAACCGTGACCATTCAACAGTACTGTATAACATTGCAACCTATGATGACTTAATGCTGTATGACCATGATTTTCGTAAGTTGTCGGAACGTGTTGAGGAAAGGTTAAGCATATACAGGGATGTTGCATAAATGATTAACCAAGGAGCAATTATAACTAATACGAGTGATTTTTTGAAATATAACGTATATGCGTGATAACTTATAAGTTTGAACAGATGAAGACAGTAACCCAAATAAAGGATGATCTTGCCAAGGAACAAGGATATCCATCATATCAAGAATACATAAAAGAAATTAATGGAAACTTCTATTGTGCCGAAAGGCTTGAAAAGTTCTATGATGAAGTTATAAGGAGAACGGTAATGGAATCCTTGAAGAATGCGAGTGAGAATGCAAAATTAACAATAACTGAATTTAGCAAGAGAAAAGATGGCTCAATCGGTTGGAATGAGGTGACACTTAAAGATAATTTATACATAATAAATGATGGATGTAACATAGTTGCTGACAAACAATCCATCCTTAACGAATCAAACATCCCTAGTTTTTAACCCTAATTAGAGATAAGAAAAAAAATGAAAGCATTAACAGGAAAAGCTAAGGAATCTTTTTTGAAGCATTCCATAGGTAAAGAAATTGCATTATTTGAAACCATGTTGCCTATTTATCAGCACGCCCTAATCATCGAATGGCTAGATTCAGTTGGTATTAATGTAGAAGTTGGTTTATACCCTAACGAAGATGGAGATATTTATTTTTCAGGAGTTATTTTCGGAAAAATAGGAGGATGGGATGACCAAGAATATTATACTTCCCGCCAACAAGCAACCGAGAAAGCTATTGAAAGGGCTCTAAAAATCTTCAATGGAAATCATTAATTTTGCATATAATGGCACATAAAGAGAAGATATTCAAATTAGATAATGGCAATCGTTTAAAGGTTGAAATTACATTTCACTTTGATAGTTTTAGATATGACTACGATAAATCAAAGGAAAACATGTCATACTATGCTTTTGTTACCTACTTAGAAAAGGGCAAAAAGAAAGGAATAAGAGTAAACAATGAAGATTGGTTACCCCAAATACAAGAAACTGCATTAGAACTATGGCAAGATTTTAAACCAAAATTTACACACGCCTAACCAACCGTTAGGCTATCTAAACTTTCCTAATCAAAAAGAGTAACTTCCTTCTGTCCTTTGGGTGATCCTTCAATGTTTCTCTAATAAATGATTCCGCTTCTTCCTGAGAATATTTTTCCTTTAACCAAAGAGCATGTCTCAAAATAAATTTGTTCAGATTGAATTCCCCTTGCTTATCCATATTAGAATAACAAGTTCAGATTTCATTAGTGTTAAATAAATTAAAAACAAGTATTAATACAAAAGAATGTTTCATATTGTTTTAGATTAATTATAATAATTCATTTCAAAACTTCCGAGATTTTATAAGTTTTTTATACCAAAAAAAATATTTCTGAGCATAGATACAAGATTAATTATTTTATTTATTTTGTACTCAAAATAAATAAAATAAGAAAGAATATGACCTTGGATGAAAGACTGGATAAATTCAATGAATACTTCCAATATAAAAAACAGCCCGAACTGTATGATTTCGATCTATCACCAGAGAAGATAGCATATAGAAATGAAGCCCTACGAACGGGGGACAGAGACCTTTATCTAAATTATCTGACAAATAAATATTCAGATAAATTGGATAAGGAAATGGAAAGCTTTGATCTTTCGGCAAAGAACCTCGTAAAGATCGAAAGGGAATCAGCAAATGAACTTTTCAAAAGATATCAGGTCAATATACTTAAATCAGATATAAGCTTCCTTGATGATGACGCGATTTATAGTATGTATATTGTTGACCCGGAAAAAATGGATTATCTATTGGAAGGTTATCGTGAAGATCTGATTGATGTATTTGCGCCTATTGATGAAGTTTTTCCTAACGGAAGAAATGAGATCTACCTAGACAAAAGTGGAATCTACTCAGACTAAAATATTTCCATATCTAACTATTGGCCCTGATGGACATTCCCGTCAGGGATTATTTTTTTATTTATTTTCCATATATTTGAACAAATGTCAGTCTAATAGATACTCGAAGTATCAAAACTGATAATTTGCATAGGTAAATGTGATTGAGGGTAGCACATTCAAGTGCTACTCTTTTTAAAAACTTCATAAAACCCAATAGTTTTTTAAATTGACGATTCCCTGCCGAAGAAATTTTGCAGGGAATTCTTTTTTAATTTGATTATATTTACATTTGTTTATTCATTACTCAAGCATTACATGCTAGGGAGTTCACCATCTCAACATGGTGGGCTTTTTTATGATCATTTTTTTATATATTTATCCTAAATAATATAAGTCTTTGGACTTCTGGTTAATAATTAGTCAACAAGCCTGCATCTCCAGATCGTAGGCTTGTGTTTTTTAATTATTCTTTTTAAATTTAAACATTCATTAGTCAGAGTTGATCGTGCAATATCAATTCTGATGAAACTTCATGTTTTATTTTATGGCAGTACTTTCGGGTGCTGCCAATTTTTTAAAAGAATTATTAAAACTAACATATTAATAGATCAATCCCCTAACAAAGATATTTGTTGGGGATTTTTTTTAATATGGAAAAGCGGGATTATTAGGAATTTGATTATTTCAATTCTTCAATTTTGTTAAGAACATCCTCAACCGATTCAACAACTAAAATTATTTCATTAACTAACTTTATTTTCGAACCTTTTCTTTGAAGTCCTGAATTATCTGGCGTTACACAAATAATATGATCTATATTAAAGTGAATCTTATCACCTTGTTTTGTTTTTAAGGAAATGAATTTTGCCATGTGATTTTAAGGTTTTTTGTAAATATATACTACATTGTCCAAATTTTGGTTTACAAAATATATAAAAAAGTGTTTACTTGGATTGAAAGTTTAATTAGTTTAATAACTTTGCCGATTCACACAAACAAATAACTAATGCAATTTAGAAATGACATCCAGGGTTTAAGGGCAATAGCATTTCTATTTGTATTTATTTTCCATCTAAATCAAGATTGGCTACCTGGTGGATTTATAGGCGTTGACATTTTCTTCGTTATTAGCGGATTCCTGATTACATCCATTATTTTAAATAAGAAAGAAAAGGCTACCTTTAAATTTCAAGAATTTTATGAAGGAAGAATCAAAAGAATTGTTCCTGCTTATTATTTCCTTCTTTTATTGGTTACTATAATTGGTTTAGTTATATACCTTCCATTTGATTTGCCAGTTTTAAAGCAAACCATTAAATACTCTGCACTTTTTTTACCCAATGTAATGTTTGCGAATGGTGGTTCATATTTTGGAGCATCCCTGAGTGAAAATCCTTTACTTCATACTTGGTCACTTGGGATAGAAATGCAGTTTTATTTCCTTTTGCCGTTATTATTAATATATATACCAAAGAAATATTTATTGAATTCATTATTATTAATTACAATTTTCATTTCGGTATACTTCCAATATGACCTTGTTAAAAATGGATTAAGACCATCATCATATTTTTCTTTGATTGGTAGAATTCCTGAATTTCTTATTGGATCTATTCTAAGTATAGGAATATTAAATGGTAAAATAAAAAACAACAATAAAGGATTTATTTTAGCCTCCATTGGTTCTATAATACTGATATTAAGTTTGATATTTATCAATGAAAACAGTTTATTCCCGGGATTTACTGCACTGGTGCCGTGTATGGGGGTTGGATTTATTTTAATTTCATCAGAAAACCCTATAACAAGATTCCTTTCATCAAAATTAATGGTTTTCATTGGCACTCTTTCATACTCGTTATACTTGTGGCATTGGCCAATAATGGCATTTATTAGATACAGAAATGGAGTTCATGAAGGTTATACCTTCACAATAATGGAAATTGTCTTTATAGTCATATTTTCTTTTATATTTTCTTGGTTATCGTATAATTTCTTTGAAAAAAGATTTAGAAATCTTTCAACCAAAAAATTTATATATGCTATTTCTCCAGTTATTATAGGGATAATTGGTATAAGTTTAGCATATCCTTTAATATCAAAGAAGAATGAAATTCCTTATGAATTTGTTTCCGCATCTTTTGCAACTACATCACACAATACCGGATTAGTTGATACGATCGGATATAAAGGAAATAAAGATTTTAAAGTATTGTTAATCGGTGATAGCCATGCCAATGTATTAAAGCCGGCATTTGATTATGTTGGAAAGAAAAACGGAATTTCGATAAAAACGCTGACCAATGATAGTTTTCCATCAATTGAAGGAATCGACAAAGAAGAAATTAATTCAAGCGAGCTGCAATTTTATAATAATGCAGTTTCCTATATTCCTATTACATCTTCACTTATTGATTCAAGTGATGTAATAGTTTTGGCAACAATTGGATTTGAAAGATATAAGAGTTTGTCAAATGCAGTTGATCAATTGGCAAAGAATATAAGACCCGATCAGAAGCTAATTCTAATAAATACTTTCCCATTGATAGATAAGAATCCATTGAGAATATCAAACGGGATTAAAAAAGTTGGCATTAATGATTTTATACTTATTGATAAATCAGAAAACTCAAAAATAATTGAAAAGATAGTTAGGAATTATAATAATGTTATAGTGCTTAATATCTGGAATAGCCGAATTTTTAAGGATGCCCCTTTCTTAAGGGACACCTTGATTTATTATGACGATCGGCACATCAACAAAAGAGGATCTATTGAGTTAGGGAAAGATTTGGAAAAGGAAATTTTGAGAGCTATTAAACCTCTTTAATTATTTCTTTCTAACCCCAAAGACCTAAAACTAAAACTCCAAAATCCTATATTTAAGGCTAACCAACGGCCTCCATTGCTTATTTACCATGTCATAGTAATAACCCGCCCCAACCCGAGTACGTCCTACACTCAATCCACCATCAACGCCTAAATTCAATCGATTAGTATAGAATCCACTTGCATTCAGATCAAACTTCACATTATCGGGCTTAGGCTCAATCTTAACCCTTTTAACACCATTGATTGTTGCCCGTGGGTCAGCTATCCAAAAGTCAATATAGTTCTTCTTACGCCCTAAGAACCACTCCTTTTTCCAGTATTCGGCATAATTAATCTCCGCGTTATAGGTAAAGTTGAATGTTCCCTTGCCAAATGTATCCTTTGGACTTATGAATTCAATTGATGCATATTTATCCTTGAAGGAATAGCCTGTATCGTTGGATTCAGCAGGAAGATCCTTTGCTGCAATGGTAGTGTTGTACTGTCTCCATTCCTTGAACTGTTTGCGCTCAATAGCAAGAAGGTTTCGGATACTATCCAATTCCCGTTTTGAAGAATCATTAAGTTGGCCAATGGATCTAATAATATTTTCCTTGTCGTCAATTACAGCGTGTTCATACCCCTTTTTATCGATATTCTTATTGACGTTATCCACTGTTGCCTTTACGGCCTCCTTTATTTCGGGTGGTATTTCAACTCTGACCTCCTTTTCATTTGGAAACCAAACAATCTTAATGATAAGGATAGCTACTACCGCTATCAGAAAATTTGTACCTAAATTCTTCATTTTATTCCCTCCATCTTTAAGGAATCAATAACCTGATCTCTATTTTTAACCTGGGCATCCTTGAACATAACCGCCTTAGTATATTCATCCAATTGTTTTTCCAATTTGTCCACACGTAGTTTTAGATAATCAATCTGTGCATTACACGCATGAAGGCTATCATCACTTCTATTGTTGTAGGCGGTGACGAAATATGTTGCAACTCCGGTGATTATGATTAACGCATACGTTAATGGGCTTTTCAAGGCCAGTCTTATTTGTTCGTTCATCCCCTTACTTACTGAAATATAAATCTGCTTCCGCTTTCCTTCTCCTTACCAAACCCGTGAACACCTTACCTCCTGCCTTATTCCACTTCCCGAATTCTACGCGGATGGTAGGATCATTAGGGTTTACGTTCAGCTTACGCAATAGCGTTGACTTGCCAAGGTTTGACGCGCCCAGATTGAAGGTAAAGCTTACCAAAGCATCAAATTGGTTCTGCGTGATCGGCTTTTTCACCAAACGCAATACATCCCCCTCATAACCCTTCAATATCTCCTGCAGCATGCATGTAGCCTGATGTTCTGTCAATGGTCTGTCCTGCATCGTTACCTTACGTCTGTCCGGTAAGTAGTATGTAAACCCGTAACCAATGGTAGGAATACCAATAGGGTCTTTATATGGCTTTGGGTAGAATCCCTCAAAGCTCTTTATCAATGCCAATCCTTTCTCTCCTGTTTTCATAATTTTCTATTTAAAAGCATTTGGGAATCCATATTTTGCTAAAATTGCATTCAAGGATACCGATGGTCTAAAATTATATTCATGATATCCCGTTGTGCCTCTCAATTGCACATCTACAAAGGCTTTCCCGTTATCCATCGGCTGCCAAGATTTTATAAATGTTGTTGTATTATCCCATCCCTCAGGCATATCCTGTCCGTTCAAGACAATCCTTGTCCAATCTATTTTATTCGGAGAATACCATAACACATTTCCCGGATCACTGGCATTCCATACTGCCTGGTGAATTAGGCAATCACCATTTTTCCCGAAAACCCCACCTATACAATCGTTGATGGTGGTCAGCAATTGGGTGACGTTGGCAGTATTGTTTTCCTGCCCACGATTGTACCTGATCAATCCTCCATTTTCGGTATCCAAAACTCCATAGATGTAATTTTCATCATAATGGATGCCACAGGTCTTACGGAAATGCCCTGTTCCCAAGTCCGTCCATGTCCAAGTATTATTATTGGCATTATGCACACCCTTTATCCAATGGGAATTTATATTTCTATCTTCATCACCGGTATCCATATAGATGGCTCCGGTAAATGGATCTTGTGTGGCCGAATGGATATGCCGTGCTGTAACGGTTGTTCCAGTATTCTGACAGATAGTCTCTCCAAGTGAGAATATGGCCTTTAGCGTCCTGCCATTATCTTCCGAAAGCCATGCATAACTTTTACCAGGAGTCGTTAGAACATTCTGGTTTTCATTATTATTATAATTTGAGAACAAAAGACAGTCAACCCCATTTATCACACATGGACGTTGCCCATTAAGTGGAGAGAAATTGTCATAATGTAGGCTTCTTGCCCAATTTGATCCATTTGCATTTTTGTAGGCACTCTCACTCCAATCTATTCCATTGGCAGTATAAAATGCCTGTCTATGGCTTGCGACCAAGATATCTCCGTTATTGAAAACATGTACCAACCTTAATTCATCAGGGATAACCTGTGTTGGTAGGGTTACTTCTTTTGGGAATGTTATTCCGCCATCACTGGAAATCTCCAGTTTATTAGAAATAGACCTAACCAATGTATTTCCTCTAGCAAAGAAATAGCTGACACTATAATCAATCGTAGGGTTGGGCACAAAACCTCCTGAACCTGTCCCCAACCTAATTCCATCAATCCTTTTCATGATTAGATAATATTACCATTGGAATTATCCCATGCCTTGATCAGTGACCCAATCCATGTAGCACCTCCTCGAAAAGTATTCAGCGTAACAAAATACGCCTTTCCCGTTTCTAGCAAAGGAGCTTCATTGTTTTGCCATAACATAACAGAACCGACGATAATTATGGAATTGACCTGAACAGAAGGAACGATCAATAGGGTCATGGTATCAGAAGTATTGGTGTTTTCTGCCTTGATGGAAACTGTTGCATTTGCTGCTGCCAAATGGTAATTTTTTCCACTTGACAGATCTACATTGAAAACTCCTGCCTGTGCTACAATCAATCTCGATGGATCAAAAATTGCATCTGAAAGACTTCTTTCGGGTTTGGTTGTATCTACATAGACCAAGCCTGATCCCAAACCGATATTTGTTGCCTTTTTATTACCTATAACCAATGAGAAACTTGAATATTTGGAAAGATTGATGTCAAAGCTTTCCAAAATATCAGTATCGTTGGCCTGGGTTGAAGCACCAATTGCCTCGTATAGTCCATCTGATTTTTTTCTGCCCAGGAATATGGTATTTATGTTTGCGCCCCCACCTGGCCTGATAGCTTTTAATTTCAGATAATTCCCCATCCCCAAAGTAGGAACATCCTTCCATAATATTGTTGAATATTCCGGTGCAGTTACCTGTACATGTGAATTATCCAATTTTAAACTATATACACCCGAAGCTAGATATAAAGGAACTACACCGTTCAAAGAAATAGGATTGAAACCGATACGGGATTCTTTCAATGATTCAATAGGCTCTACTTTTTTGTCTATATAATTCTTTACTGAATCCTCAGGATTTTCACTCTCCCCTGGATCAGCCACTTTTGACAAAATAACCAAAGGAACTACACCTTTAAGCCTATTATAATTGATCGACAAATAATCGTATGCAGAAATATCCAAATTCAAATGGACCGGCACCTCCGCATCTGATGGCTGATCAAGTACTGTTATCGAATTGTCTGCCTTGATCCCGATTATAGACTTTAATTCCGACAAGGCAGTCCTCAACCTTACGAAAGATATATCCAAGTAAGACCAATTTCTAACATCAAGGTTATGGAAAGCACCATTATTTGGGTCAGTAGAAGTATAAACAGCATTAGCTACACTTATCAGAGTTCCATCTAGCTTTGAGCTGGAAACATCAATAGATTCCATCTCCCCCTCTAAAAATGATTTTATTGCTTTTTCTATGCTTTGGCCTTTGCTATAACTCAAAGCACCACCTGCAATATCCAAATCACCTCCCCCGATAACCTCCCAATCAGTACCCCCTGCAACTTGTGAAGTGTTGACCTTTGCTCTGTAAATCTTTCTACCTACCGTTTTAACAGTTCCTTTTTGAAAAGATGTTGCTGTTGTAGGTGCTTCCTCAATCTTAGCGGAATTGTCGGGGAGTGGACCCATATCAACTAAACTCCAACTTGTTTGGTTCCATAAAAGATACCAATCATTTCCTGGGGTAGCTTCGCCAATGTTATAGAACCCTGCCGATGCCTTAGCTACGTATTCCCCTGGTTGAGATCTTGGAGATAATACCGTCGGGTTTGCTTGTGTACCTGAAGGGATCAGCCCCATGGCCACCTGAGCAATAGCCAATTTATCTTTGAATTCCTGAACCGTTACCGATTCAGGTTTAGTAGAGGCGTTTGTTTGAACCAATACCTTGGTAAATGCTGTAGAAGGAATACTTGGTTTTACAACATCCTTCCACTGTTTTGAAGGTCTATCTGCCATATCTAATTATTTTTTTATTATCCGATCAATCTTTGACCTATCAAGAGGCCATTCTTAAATGTAAACTCATAAACTGTGCTCCCATGGGAATATTGAAACGCACCCGTAACTGTTGGTGAGCCTCCAACGGTGATATTCCCATTCAGTGTCACGCCCCCCGAAACAGACAACCCGTTCTCCACAAGCAGACCACCTCTTAGCGATACTCCACCACGCATGACCTCTAAGGCCTCATACCCATTGACCATATCGATTACCATCCCTTTGGTGAATGCATTCGATCCGCCGTCATTGGATGCTGTAATCTTCATGACCCCATCAGACCCCATCTTTCCAATTTCCAATGAAGCCCTTCTGCTGTTCAGCAATTGGTTGAAATAATGCCACTCAAAACCTGTGTACATCATCTTGATCCATTTCCATGACGGACTGGATAATGCAGATACCAATCCATCGGCATCAATTGAGAAATTCCCGATCTTACTGTCTCCGGTAACGCTTAGGTTTGTCGCTTCGATCTCCTGGGCAAAGAGTTTCACCACGTTGATCATATACGCTGTGATCATATCAGTTTCGATCTGTCCACCAGAAACAAGGGTAAAACCTTTGGTGGCACGGAAACTGCGTTCACCTTCGATCACGCTTGATAGGACCCCAAGGTTGAAGTGCCAATAACCAACTTCGGAATCTGTCTCGATCGGTGATTCGGAAAGAACCCATTCTCCGGTCAGGGTAGTACGTGAACATTTCGCAGAAAGGTAGTAAGCCTTATCCTCATCAAGTCCAGTCTGTGAAAATGCAGGAAGATCCCATATATAACCCAACCCTACTATCTCGTAAGCCTTATGTATAAGTGTGGTAGCGGATAGGGTGAACCCATCAACTGCCATAGTGAAAGTAGGTGCAGGAACAAGGTCAAAAAGTTGGGACGGTGTACCAAAATAGGCAACCAAAGCCTCCATCATTGGCTGTTGTAGGTTTCCATCGGGATCGAATACCATTTCTCGGAATTCATTGATAGCAATGATATTCCTACGGTCTGCCTCCCATGAATTACGGGATATCTGTGAAATGATCTGACGAGTTTCCTTGATCCCCTTATCCAGCCTTGTTAGAACGGAATAGGAAACGTCATTGCCTACCTCACACTCATATTTCATTCCCTGTGCCAAATGGAATGGGAACAATGCAGGGTGCGTGATAGCGGTAACCCTCAACATCTCATCAATCCCCAATTGTTCATCTACTACATTGACCAAATCTCCCTCATTAGGATACACCGCCTTACGAACTGAATCGAGTACATCAATATCAAGATCGTAAAGCACCCGTGGGATTTTATTGCTGTTCAGATATTCCATCGATTTTGCCTCCAGCTCGGTAACAGCAGCGTCTACATAGCTCGATGGCATCCGGATGCCGATAAAGGAATATTCATCACCGATCTCGGCACGGTAAAGCCCATAAGGAACTGTATCCCCGTTGCTTTCCGTGTTGGCTTCATAGATTACCGTTTTACTGACGTGCTTGTAATCCAATATCTTGAACTCCTGCCCGTTCAATGCTCCTGAATGAAATACTATCTTTGCTTCCTGACCTTGGATGCGTTGTCCGTTGAGGTCAAAATCCAAAGAGGTGTCAGTGATCGAAAAACGTTTGTCTCCCATCTGCCCGATTCCCGTAACAGTTCCCACCCTTTTTGGGTAAATTTCCTCGTCCCGGTAATATCCTTCACGAACGCCAACAGCATCGATGCTTGCCTGGTCTATCACGGGACCGGAAAGCATGAAGTTTGCAAATGGATATCCCTGCGGAAGGTTCTTGTCTCCTCCTATTCCGTAAACGGTGTTGACTATTCGTGTGCCATCAAGATTCTTTCTTGCGATGGAATAAAGCCCGTTGTCCTTACCAACAGATAATTTGATTGCGGTCGCCTGCCCAACTGTTTTCTTTACATGGATGGATTTTCCTATGATCTGCCATTCGCAGCCTGCGCCCTCTGCGATCATGTTCAGTGCATCCCAAAGGTTAGTGCAATCAAACTCAAGCGTGAAAACACCTGCATCCGATTCCAAATCCCCAAGTGCCCAACCCGAATCCTTTCCACTGAGCGATTCAAGGAACATAGCCATGAAGTCATCAAGAGAAGCGGTGTAGGGAAATATCACAGCGCCTTCATCATCAAGAATCCATCTGCCCAATCGGTGGCGCAATCCCTGAAAGGAAAATTCCATCCGGAAATCATAGCGGCTTACTTTGTTGACGTCGGGAATGGCATTAAGCTCCATTACCTCACCCTTGTATTCCAAATGGTCACCAACACGGAGATCAAGCTGCGCAGGAACACGGACTGAAAAGGCAAGGGAATGCTCTCCCTGCAAACGCTTGGTAAACCTACCGTCCTGCAGGTGGAGTTCTGTTGCCTCCGTTGTTCCCCTAAATACCAAAATCCTGTTCATTACCCAATTGCGTTTAAAAATTCCGTTGTTTTTCTGTTATCGTGATGTATTCGTTGTTCTCTGTCAATATGTACGCTTGGTCATCCGCCAAATAGAATTCGGTATCGGTTGGAGTAAAGTTGTTCTCCAGCTCCAATGTGAATTCACAGTACAGCTTCCCTTTTGTAAATAATGGTGTCATATTCCGAAAGCTTGGACTGTCCAGGTATCGTAGATGGAATCCCCTTCCCAATGTTTGGCTGTAAAGAATAAATCCCGCAGGGTTGCTGATCAATGAAAGTATTGCCGTTCTCTTGTCCTGCAGGTCGCCGATATTATCAGCAATCAGGTAACATCCTATACTGTACTTCAATGCCTCATAGAAGGTAGGGGTAGTGGAATCGTAGTCGTTTCCATGGTCATCTGCCCAATCATTAAAGAACCTTTCCTTTGGTTTGGGAAGTTTCAGAAGCTCCCCGAAAAGAGTGCCCCTTTTGAAGTACAGTCCCAATCCTTCGGTATTTGCGTTTTCTATATCGAACATTACATTACCCCCCTTGATCCTAAATTCCTATCTATGTTCTGAAGGTGACTTACTGCTTTGTCCAGCCTGTCAACCGTATTCGCCGTATTTATCTGAATAGCGTTCATTGCTGCAAGATTATCGTTGGCTATTGCTACTAAAGACCTTTGAACAACCAACTGTTGTTTATTGACATCATATGTGCTACGGAATAACCCAGTTAATTCGGACGCCTGCTCGGAAGTGATACGGGTGATACCCTCTTCGGCTTTTACGCCTGAACCTGACGACGCCCCCAGATCAATCCCCAAATCCTTTTGGTACTGATCAAGCTTTGCTTGGCCTTCTTTTTGGAGATCATCCCATTTCTGCTGTAATACCTTTCGCTCATCATCGGTTAAACCATCCTTTGCGAGCCTATCATACATATCGTAGAACTCTTGCGTTGCCCCTTGGAGAAATTCACGGTTAAAGGTTGATTTGATATAATCTTCCATTACGCCCTGAAAACCTTTCCCCCAAGCGTCTCCTGATGATTCCCCATTGTTGAAGAACAGGTTTGAAATATTACCAAGGAGAGCTGAAAAAGATGTACCGGTGACCTCTTCCTTGAATTTGTTGGAGATTTCCTTGTACAGTTCCATGCTTTCTTTTAGCTGGTTGTACAGTTCGATGGTAGATGCGTCGGCAGTATTCGATTTAATCTGTATCTCCAATTGGGCAAGTGCATCGGAAGCGGCTTTAATATCATCAGGGAGCTTATTGAAAGTTCCGTACTTACCATTTATTGCATCGTAATAGATACGCAAGGCATCAGTAAATTTCTTAGAACCAACATTGAACTGGTTTATGATGTCATTTCGGGAATAACCCAGGTTTATCTTAGTAAGGATATCATCCGTAAATCCATCCCCTGTCATCTTCAACTTACCTGAAAGCTGAGAATTAATAGATTTCCAATTGGCTTCAATCTCTTTTTGGGATTTAGCGTACTTATCAAGTCTTTCCGCCCCGTAAAGTTCGTTCAATAGGTCAACCTGCTGTTGGATTGCCAAGGTTACTGCCTCGGTCATCTTCAACTGCCTATCACTTGCAGATTGCATCTGCTCAAAATACCTTTGGTTATCAGCTTCTTTTTTCCGGTTGAAGAAATTGCTCACAGAGCCGATCATTCCGAATGCAGCACCGAATATTGATAATGGACCAGAAATACCGGATAGCGTTCCGTTGTTAAGGAATTTACCAAGTAAACCTGTTAATTGGCTTGCCCCGGAAATCATGCCCCCAATAGCGTCAAACCCTTTATCAAGATTTTCAGCAAATTGGAATGAAGAATCTACCAAGCCGCCGAATACGTTCGCCATGTTGGCTATCTCCTGATAGTTCCCCAATCGGGCATCCTTAATACCTTTATCGAAGAAATCACCAAATATCTTTCTTAGCGCGGCTTTTTCGGATTCGGTTGCTTTTGACATACCATCAATAAGTTTGATAATTGTGTCTTTACCTGTCTGAAAAGCATTTGACAATAACGCTTGAGAGGATTTATCAATATCCTGCATCACCTTTTCGAATTCTGGAGAAGATTCTATCAACGTTCGCAATTGATCATTCAGAGATCGTTCAAGTGCTGCTTTCTGTTCCTTGCTCGCATTATCGCCAAGCGCAGCGATTGCGTCGTTATGCTCCTTACGAATCTTGAATTCCTTTTGCGCAAATGTTTCAGCAAGTTTGAGAGCGTCTGCATATTTGGATAGCACTTTGGACCTTTCCTCTTTATCAAATGCATCCATAGACTCCTGAAGCGATTTTGCTCGCTCAATATTTGCCTGGGTAGTGGAATCCTTAATCAGATCATATTGCGCTTGCAGTTCTTTACGATAGTTTTTTGCTATTTCTGCCTGTGCGCCAAACATCCTGTCCGCAACCTCAGTACCGTTCTCCTCTACATAGGCTGCATACTGGCTGTATATTTCCTTTTGCTCATTAAGACGTTTGATTAACGCAGTTGTGCCCCGCCTGGTTTTGGCTTCCGAAATCTCGAATTTCTCAGCCTGAGCAAGTTTGCCCAAATCCACTTTTCTTCCAGAGTTTTTCGGGTCACGGTAGAATTTATCAACCTCCTCGCGCATCTTTTGGTATTTATCGCGGATAGATGCAAGTTCTTCCTCATCACGGGATAACTGCTTACGAGTGGACTGTTCCGCTAGTGAGTCGATTTGAGCTTGTAGGGAACGTTGGCGTTCCATTGCTTGGCGAGATTTCTCGGCAGCACGTTCAGCAGCTCTTTCAGCTTTATCATTATCGCTTTTACCCCCATCGGTTGGAGTAGTAGATTTACCTCCGGTCATTTTGCCGAAGTATATTCTGTTCATTTCGGCTAATTTATCCGAAAAGTGCTTTCTATCATGTGCATAACCTGCATTAGGCATTTCGTTATACCTCTTTACAACTTCATCAAGGGCAGTTTTTGTCTCATTGATAAGAGCAAGTTGTTCCTTAACAGATTTTTTATCAAAATCCCTTGGTACCGCCCTTTGTCCTGGGGTAAGGTCGCGATCCCTTATGAAATCCTCATGTACCTTTAATCCTCCAAATGCAATAGCTTTGAATTCAGCCCATGATTTGGAATTGACCATAAGGTTGATCTCTTTGAACATACGGGCAAATCCATCACCCAAAACAGTAAAGAAAGATGTAGCTCTTTCACTCTGCCAAAGCAGATCGAATTCATTCTTTAATCTATTTACCGATGCTTGCATTCCTTCAATGCGCTCTGTTTTGTCGTTCCCAAAGGCAATATCAAGTTGGTCAGCAAATCTTGGAAGGAAGTCACTTGCGATTACTTCCCCTTTTTCAAGCATTTTGTTCAATTCCTGCTCTGTCACGCCCATTGCTTTCGCTGCCAAAGAGAATGCTCCAGGCAATCGTTCACCTAATTGCCCTCGCAATTCTTCCGCTTGAACCTTGCCTTTTGACATGATCTGCGAGAGTGCAAGGAAAGTACCCTGAACCTGATCATTGGAAAGCTTCATTTTTGCAGAAGCATTTGCCACCGAATCGAATATCCTTCTGCTTTCCTCAGCAGTCATATTAGAGAACTTTGCAGCCCCTTGCCAAAGCTTGAATGATTCAGCAGATGAAATGAATTCCAAACCCAATCGGTCAGTTGTTTCCCTTAAGAAATTCAGGTTTCTATCGAATTCAGTAGCGGTACCTGAAGTAAATTTAAGCGCTTGGTTTATCGGCTCAATACGAAGGTTAGAAGTGAAAGACTGTCCAACAGCAGCAACCCCTGCAGCCACCAAGCCCAAACGCCCTGCAAATTGACTGAGTTGTGGTGCGATCATACCAATAGCGTCAGAATAATTTCCAACGTTACGTTGATGTTGACCAACTGTAACATCAATTTTCTTTACAGTGCGATCAAGCTGGTTTGTTTGCGCGACTAGCGAGCGAGAACTCGCTTCCAATTGTTTATAGGCAGCACTGTTCTTGTATCCCTGCCGCTCCATACGAGAAAGTTCGGCAAGTGCATCCTTACTTGCGTTACGTAGACGGTTTAATTCAGCAGTTAGCTTGTTGTATTCCCGGTTTTCAGATAGCGCCTTTTTTGTTTCTCTCGCTTGACGAGCTGCCTCTTTTTGAGCATCAGCAATCTTTTTCTGCGCAAGAGCATATTCCTGAGAGGTAATTCGCCCCTGAAGATACTGAGCCTGTAAATCCGATTGTGCTTTCTTTTGCGTGGTGAGCTCCTCACGATATTGACGCAAAGCATTTATTGAAGCCGTTTGTGCTTCTTTCAATCTTACTTGAGCAGCTCGAACCTCATCCACGCCAGCTGTTGCTTTTTTAGCATCGTCCGCCATTCCTCCAAGGGAAGATGACACACCAGTCCCTTTGAGAAGATCAGCAAGTTTCCTGCGAGCTTCTGCATCATCAACAACAACTTTGTAACGTAGATCCGCCATGTTTCCAAAATTAGCAGATATGCAACAAAAGATAAATTGCAATAAATGAACGCTGTCGAATGTTCACTTAAATGCATGACGAAAAGCAGATAACTATTGGGTTTAGCTATCTGCTGACTTTGTCAAGTATATGTACCTCCTTGAGTTCGAAGGATTTTGGAATTTTTTCTTTATATCTTATTTCACGATCTTATATGTTGTTTATTCGCCAAAAGACTCTAAATGATCAAACATATCCACAATTTCAGTTTCCTCGGCACCACCTTTCTTTCCTCCGCTCTCGTATGATGGGACGCAAAGACTGTAAAGCACTAATTTCTGAAAGGGTATTTCCCACAATAGCTCATGTTCGCTCCAACCTTTGGTTGCAATCGCCATATTTATGATTCTTGCGAAGGGACTTCTTGATCCTGGAAAAGGTTTAGCTGTAGACTCTTGGCGAAACCCATAATGCCGAAAAAAGCCTTTAAGTCCAACCTCCGGTAGACTTCATAGAATGTCTTTTCCAATTGTTCCATAGTCAACCCGAATTTAATCGCATTAACGAGTTCACGTGATGGCATCTTTTCTCCACGGCAAACTGCAAGTGCGATAATATTTACGACAGGCGTGATATTGCTCTTGAGCAGTAAATTGATCTGATCAGTCTGATTCAGCTTCTTAAGAGCATCCTCCCCTACCATATCGAATAGTTGCGCTCCGATCAGCTCAACCTTTCCGTTGGGTTGACCTGCCACTGAAAGGGCAATTCGTCTCTTCAATCCTAATTTGCGACCTAACCAACCTCCGTAGCTAATTCGAACCGTGCCAATTTCGGTAGGCAGATCTGCAACCGCTTCGGCAATTTCTTTCTGTTTCATAAAGGGTGTTGAATCCTAAAATGGGTGAATTAAATAAACCCCTACTAGCCAACTAACCTTATGAAAAGATGGCGTTCGGGGCTATGTTTTTATGCTACTGCTTCTTTTTTGTAGGACCAAGGAGGTAATTGATTTCCTGTTCCATCAACAACCGCTGTTGCCTCGGCTGTAAAGCCTAAAGCCATGAAGTCTGACCCAGACTTTGTCATTGCATTTTCAATCCTTGCTACAACTGATGCGTTAGGGATATTAAACACCAACTTAAAACCTCTTCTCGGTTGAGAGGTTACCCGTAATGCTAAATTTACAACGTTGGCACTGTTTATAGGTGCTTCGAATGTATCTGTAGCAGTCGATGCTGTAAGACCTTTGAATAGTAAATCCGCTTTCTTAGGATCCAAATCTAAAGACTTACCGGTCACGCTTGCTCCGTCACCTTCTTCTCCCACGATATCCCACACTCCAGATTTATCTTCGACAAAAATCTTTGTCAAATTTGGTTCTGGAATATTGAAGGAAACAGATCCGTCCTCAATGTCAACAATTTTGACATATCCAGTTGTTGGCATTGAACCATCTGCACTAACAGGTGCAAACTCAATGCTTTCAACTCCTTTTACTCTAAATTCTGCCATAATATTCTTTATTACATATTAATTCAAGGCTGTACCCTCGATTAAATTTTGTTAATTATCCCAATGCGTAAGGTCGCCACCGTTCGCGTAAGGTCGCCACCGTACCGCACTTGCGGTTAAATATCTATTCTCAAGTAATTGTAATCAATTTGGATATTGTAAATCCAATCATTGCCGAAGTTTTCAAGCTTCCCAGGGTTTCGCAATCGGAGTGAAAAATCAAATCCCTCATGGAAATCCAAAATAGGCACGGCAATCGCTGCGAGCTCTAAAAACCGCGGGATATTTGGCTGGGTACGGTCCTGCGTACTCCCACCTTCACCATATTGCCCTTTCAAATTCGGTACATGGATATTCACATTGAGGATTCCCGACTGAAATTGATCCCCATCCCAATAAAGGGTGTTGATTATTACATCCTCCTTGGTGCTGTTCAAAATCCGCATGTTGTGGCGAATCTGCCCAGTGATCATAGTAGGTAGCGCGGTCGAATCAAGCAACGCTTTTACATCCGCTTGGGCAATCAATGAAGTCTTTAATGATTTTTCCATTTTCTCCCCTTGTTAAACCGACACCTCATTAAATGCTTGGTTCAATGATTTTTCAACCTCTTTGCTCGCGTCCGTAATCACGGAAAGACCGTGCCTACTTTCCACCCAACTAGCATATTCCATTCCTGCTACTATGGTAATCCCCCATCCTTTGCTTTCGCGTAATTCTGCTAGCGCTTTCTTCCGTCCCTCATCAAGACCAGGAGTTTTATCAATTCCATATGGAGCCAACTTGAAGTCCTCGTGCAGTACCTTCCCATCTCTGTAGATAATCCCACCTGTGGAAGAGCGTAATTGACCTGTATCATCGTTATAACCACCATCTGCACGCATCTTTGCCCGTTGGATATCCAATGCACGTTGTAGCACCCTTTTGAATGCTTCAAGTGTCTGTCTATCCATTTCATCGTATTGCTCCTTTAAGAGCGAATCGATTTCCTGTGGTGTCATATCTGGTACAAGTCTGATCATATTTCCTGCGCGCTACCCTACTGATTAAATATACGCTACACAATGAAGCTGTCCTGGATGGAAGACAATAACCTCTCCCCTTCCAATTTCATAACCTGATTTGTCCCTACCGATGATCAATTCACGTTGTATCAGTTTTGGAGAATCAACAGGTAAAGCAATCGTGAATTTCACCTCGATCTGCTTACCATCCTGCTCGTTCTTGATACCACTACCACGAGACCCGGGATAAAACCTACAAGGTATTTCCGTTCCATCTTCTCGTTCAAGTATATCAGGATATTGCTCAATCATGATTAATGGGTATTGCTTAAATCGGTGAAACTGCTGGTTGGGTCCTCGTCAATACCCCACTTTAGCAAAATGCGCCTGCGAATTGCAAGCAAAGCATCTGCATCCTGTTGGGTAAGCTGATAATCCAATTCCTTTACTGTCTTGGGCTGAGTAATAAGGAAGTCAATCAAATCCGCACGCGATAAGTCCATTGCTCTGGTCTGTTCTTCGATTGATGTATCACGTGTTTCGCTAGGCGACAAACCGTGCTCTGATAATATTTCATTGACCGTTGCATCAGGGAACTTATACCCCATCATCGACACTATGACTTCCTTTACTGTACTCATCTTTATGCCTTCTTCACTAATCCTCGCTCGATACAAGTCTTTAAACGGTTCTCGTCAAAATGCGAAACATCGTCGCCTTCTTCCCATTTCTTACCGAAGTTGTCTTTGTCAGCAAATGTAGAAACCACTAAGTATTTACGTGATGCTTTGGGCGTTTTTTCTTCAGCTTTTTTAGCCTTCGCGGCTGCTTCTGTTTCCGCTTTTGCACGGGAATCAGCTTTTTCTTTGACGTCGGCAGGTAATTGAACCGTATCTTCAACCTTGATATTGTTTTTTGCCAATTCAGGATTATGTTTCAAATCTGATTCGGTCACAACATGATTGACTAATTCTGCCTGAGTTCCCTCACCTTGTGAAGGAGTTGGAGCAGCTGCTGCCGCTCCTTTTACCTCTTTCTTATCTTCTGCCATTATGCTTGGACTTCTTTAGAGTTCAATAAATAAATGGAATCTGGATCATCCAATACAGGTAATACTAAAGCTTGAGAGCTCGTGAACTCTGCTAATGGGTCTACCTTATGGTATTTGGACAACAAGATGTACCCATCAACTTTTTGGTAATCTACTTGCTTAGCTGGATGAACTTCCTCCGCTAATTGACCGTAAACCAAGCGGCCTACTTGTTCATTCGTCAGGAATGTTACAGCACCATCTACCCAAGGTTTAATCGCAGTTTGAACGCCGTTCTTTTCAAATCTCACGGCACGGTCGATAACCTTAATAGAAACACCGTAATTTTCATTCAACGCCTCATTAACCTGTTTCAAGGTAGGCACAGGAATACTTGCGCCAGCGAAACCGATGTTTGCAGCAAACAATTGCAAAACCTGATTCGATTTTTTGAAGTTGTTGAAGGCTGTTTTGTCCATGTAAATAACAGTGATGTTATTTCCATCGGTCGAAGCCTTGTCAAAAACTCGCTCTAAATCCGTGATAGGAGTCGAAGTTGCTGGATCGGACCATAAAACCGATACGCCAAATTTATTGGCGGTTGGCACTCCGTAATCCACCCTGATTCCTGTACCAACATTATTGGCATCAGGAACTAATGCAATACCGCTTGATAGAGCTTGCAAGAAAATATTTTCAGCTTGCTCATACACACCATAAATTGCTTTCTTGGTGTCTGCGAATAACTTGCTTATGAAAGACTCCTGTTGTCCCTTCATATTTCTAAGAATATTAAGGTCAGTCATCGTTCTTTCATTAAGGGCAAGTTTCATCCCTAGTTTGGGAATATCTCCACTTCCCAACGTGATAGTATCACGCTTTTTCAATGGTAATGGTGAATCCATCGCAACAACGTCAGCCGCTACGATTGTTCCATTACTTGAAAGATTTTCCCACTTAAGATTGGTAGAGAAATCTTTTTTTAACATCGTTTTGTGTAGGTAAGTAGGATCATCCTTTTTACCATTTACAAGTGAAACGATTTTATCGGCAATAGGCTTCCAAAGCTTATCTACCCATTCTTTAAATAATGATTTTTCCATTCTCTACTTAGTCTTGCTCAAATCTGATTAATGGCAACGCAGTTTTTACCGCCGTCAAAATAGAAGCGATTGTATATGTCGAAGCCGCTGGATTAACTGTTCCTCTTACCATAATGCCTGCAAATGGTTGCGCGGTCTGAATGGTTGCTACTAATACCCCTGCGTAAGTATGATCAGCAGGTAAAGCCGCATAAGCTGTTCCGCTTACAGGCATTGGCTTGTAATTCCCGGATGCATCCTTAATAAGGATGTGCCCTGCAGGAATTGTTGCTGGAGTAAAGCCTGTAACGTCAAGCGTTCTTCCGCCAGGTACTCCTTCCAAATATTCTACGATAACGATCCCATCGTTGCCGTTAGAAATCTCTTTTCCTTCTCTGTTTAAATTTGCTACTGGCATGTTTTATAAATTACTTACAATACTGTCCACTGTTGCATCAGATACTTGTCCTTTAGCATCTGAAATCCCCAAAAACGGCGCATCTTTCCCCAATGAACTTTCAGCCTGTGTCTGAACGTGAGCAGCGTAATCAGATTCAACATGTCCGAGGAACTCCCCGAAAGCGTTATCGTCTGCGAAATTCATGTAACCGAAGTCACGCACTACTTTCGCTTTGTAATCCTCACTTGCTCCATCCAATTTTGCTAGGATTGCTGTTTTGCGGTCGGTTACGAGTTTCTCGCCTTTCAACGCAGATACCGTTTCGGTCATCGCCTTTTGCCCATCGATTAGCGCTTTTGCCCAAGCAGGAATTTCATCGTCTTTCACTTCTTCTTTCTTAGATTCCTCAACTTTGGTTTCCACTTTGGTTTCAGGTTTCTTCTTCGCTTCCGCTTCCAAGGATCTCATGCGATCATCATCGCTTTTAATGGTTGTAAAGGGATAACCCTCGTTCCATGCTTCCAACTTTGCCAATAACCCAGCTTCATCCGTCACTTTTCCTTCCGCTTGCTTCGCAAACTGTTCAATCCTTGCATCTGAAAGTACCACGCCCCCAAACTTTGCCTGAAGTAGTGTCTTGATTGATTCTTTGATATTCATCCGTTCTTATTTTTTTTAGTAATAGCCCGATCAGGATGGCCGTCCATCACAGTTTATGCCCAAATGGTGAAGTGCTACCTCGCACTAGACCTTGTTTCCAAAATTAGCGCATATGCAACTTTTGTTAAAATCGAATGAGTGAACAATAGCGACTGTTCATTAAACGTATTGAAAGTGATATATTTGTCAAAAACCAATCAGCATGAGATCAGTAATTATACTTTTTATAACAACTTTACTTTCTTTTACCGTATTTGCCCAAGAGAAAAAGGATTTTGGGAAAAATACAGGATACGTTTATGTGAAGGTAAATGGAGTCCATCCCGACTCATTGCTGATGGAGGATGGAGATGTTAAGATTATAATCGGAAAGATTGGTAGTACATATGTTGATCCTATCATTACCAATAAAACGGATGGGATGATGTATGTTGACTATAACAACAGCTACTTTGTGATTGATGGAAAAACTGCTGAAATGGTTCCAGGAAAAACTTATATGAAAGATGTAAATACAGAAATCAAGAACGATAAGATTGCACCCGGTACTCAATTAAATCCCTCATTGGTTTCTCCATTCGATAACGGATCGGGGGTAAGTGGCGTTACGGGATTGTTCAATGATTATAGGACTAAGAAAGTATATAAAGAAACAGGTAAGCCTGCAAATGAAAAGATGGTGCTGGTTATCCTGAAAGATGACGGATCAAAGATTACCAAGGAGTTCAATTTTGAGGTCATGTCCGCTATGGATGTTGATAAGATCGTAAGGGCGGCAAAGAAAAAGAGGTAGGGTGATTACATAGTTTTGATATGTTTAATTTTTGAAATAAATATTAAATAAAGATGCTGGAATCAGAATTATTAATTGATTTTTTTAAAAATTTATAAGAAATAAAAATTAAAAAAATGCGTCTTTTAGTAAACTAAATTTTAAATAAAATTAAGATGATAAAATTAACATTATGTATTTTATGTTAATAACTTAGTTGAGTCGTTAAAAATTATAAAAATAAAACCTAAAATTATGGCAATAAAAATCGTTTATTTTAATCACAAAGGAGGGGTAAGCAAGACTACCACTACCTACAATTTAGGATGGAAACTCGCGGAAATGGGGAAAAGAGTTTTATTAGTAGATGCAGATCCTCAGTGCAATCTAACTGCGCTAATTTTATCTGATGATTTTGAGCCATATTATTTTAATGAAGAAACAAGGACACAGAATATTAAAGATGGGGTTAAAGTTGCTTTTGAAGGAAAGCCTCAAGAAATTTCTGCAGTTAAATGTACGTTTGCGCCTAGAAATCCAAACCTGTTTCTTTTAGCTGGACATGCGAATTTATCAGAGTATGATGCCTCACTTAGTTTTGCACAAACTTCAAATAACACATTGGCTACTCTCCAAAACTTGCCTGGAGCATTTAACTACCTAATTAATAGAACTGCTGAAAAATACAATATTGATTACGTTTTTATAGATTTAAATCCAGGTTTAAGTGCTATTAATCAAAACCTATTTGTGATGTCTGATTATTTTGTTGTGCCTACTAATCCAGATCCGTTTTCAATAATGGCTCTAAACACTCTAGTCAATATTCTTCCTAAATGGAAAGATTGGGTGGATAGAATGAGGCCTTTTTTCACAGATGCAGCTTACCCTCTTCCAGAATCTTCCCCTAAACTTATTGGAGCGTTAATTCAAAGATTTAACATTCGTAAAGGTAAAGCGGCAAGACCATATAGGGAAAATATTCAAGAGATAAAAAACACCATTAAAGAAAAACTTGTTCCAACGTTTAAATTAAATGGAATGATGGCGCCAGATGAGGCATATGAACAATCTGACCTAATACCTGAATATTGCCTCGCTGAAATACCAGATTTTCAAGGGTTATTGCCTAAGGCCAGTGAAGCAGGAGTTCCAGTATTCGCATTACAAGACGATGAGATTCACGAAACTGGACCAGTTAAAGAGGGAATGATTGAAAGAAGGGACACTTTTAATCATTTATTCACTGAAATAGCATCAAAAATAATATCTGTTGTCGAAAATGAATAATGCGTTTCAACAATTTCAGCAAAATATTAGATCTTGCAATGAATTAATGGCATTATACGATCATTTAGTATTCCATTTACTTCTACCTAATGATTTAAGTGATTTACTTAGATCACAATTTGTAAATAGTATTAGCGCTTTAGATAGGTTAATTCATGAATTCATAAGAATAGGTGCTGTCCAAACGTTTGTTGGTACACGTCCAAGAACACCGAAATTTGAATCATTCTCCATCTCTTTAAATACATATTTTAATTGCTTAAATAATCCATTCCCGTCCACAGAATATTGGTTTGAGCAAGAAGTAATATTAAGAAATAAACACCTTTCTTTTCAGGATCCGGAAAAAATTTCTGAGGGTTTAAGTTTAATATGGATTGAAACTCACAAATGGGCGGTAATATCTAATAGAATGGGTATAAATGAAAGAACTCTTAAAACTAGACTAAAAACAATTGTTTCTCGAAGGAATCAAATTGTTCATGAAGCTGATATAAATCCGGTAACAAATACTTTATCTCCTATTGACAGATCAGAAGTGCAAGATACAGTAACTTTTATTCATTCCCTTGGATCGGCTATTTATCAGTCAGTTATTTAAGCTATAAAATCCAAAATAATTAAATCAAATTAACTATTTATTAATGCCAAGAAAGCGAAAACCATATAATCCTAACACCAAGTATGGCAGAAGGAAAATGAGAGAACAGTATTATGAAAGACGGGCAAATATGACGAGCGAAGAAAAGTTCGAAAACGACTCTATGTCTTGCTTATTTGCTGTCATTATTTTAGTTGTGATTGGAGGATTGATATTTCTTGTAGGCGGATCTGATGCTTTATTGCGATGGCTTAAATAGGCTTCTTCACATTATCCATCTGAAATCTATCATCAACCCCTTCCTTAATTGGTAGGGGCTTTTTATTTCACCCTCGGTAACTTCTTCCTATCATAAAGCTCCTTGCGTTTCTTGCGAGGTTGCGGATCGTCTTTGTCTGTGCAGCCCTGCATGATGAGCAGAGCCAGGAGGGCGAGTGTTAGTAGTTTTTTCATGTTCTTTCGGTTTTAAAAATTATTAGGTGTTGGTGTATCGTCCGACCATGTCAGATACAATACGATAGCGAATGTTGTAAGTACTAGTGTTGTCATGGCACTGTGTTGTCTTCAAAAAATCCCCCTCACTGCCTTAGATCGGGGGATCTAACCAAACCAAATTGCCCACGCTGGGCGTATACTTACCCAAAGCAGGAATAAAGAACGATTTGAAACCAATCCTGCTTGGGGTTGTATGTCTTTCAAAAATGGGTTGATGAAGCTCAACCCTAAAAGCTTGATTAGGCTGCAAGTCTAACTTGCGGTCTATTCATTTGTAAAACGTTGCCGTTTATCGTTGTAAAGCACTCTACAATACCTATTCACGTCATGTCAAATCCAAGCACCCCCAATGGCGAATGTAGGCCGTAGCATTTGGCTACTGTTACACCTTATGGCTACCTACTGAAAGCTACGATTAGCTTATCTGTGGAGGTGGAGGGGGTCGAACCCTCGTCCATTTACGTCTTACTATATTGTGTCAATGTACTTAGCGGAGCAGGTGGGAATCGAACACCACGCAACCAACATAATCACACAACCTCAAGGGAATCATCCTTTCAGTTTTACGAGCGACTAACCTCAATGTGACCACTGCTCCAAGCTGCACGTCTTTCCGTGCTTGTCAATCAAAACCGCTATCAATTGATTAGCAAATAGTTTTGATGCGCATTTTTTAAAAGCAAGGGCAGGGTTTGATACCTGCATGGGTTTAGGACTAACATTCACGAAGCCCGATACAATGGAGTGGACTACTCTGCATCTCGTCTCTTTATTTAATCTCCAATGCTTAGCTTTACTTTAACCCTAAGTAGTGCTACTGTTAGTTTCTCCCCCGATCATTTCATATCGTATTTACACCAACGGGGATAGCGTCTCTATTCCGCCACCTTGCTTTATATCTTCAAAGAACTTCCCTAGTATATAGGCTTTTCGGGTTTTACAATGGGTTGGTAGTGGGTGATTTCTTTTAGCCAAAATAGCCTTACATCCCTATCTATTAAAGGGGTTGTATTTGCTACGGATATTTTACCTTCTGCATCAAAAACAAAGACATCAGTTTCGTTTTTTCTAATTTCGATTAAATCCTCCTCACTCTCTATCCTTATCCACCCGTTGTTATGCTCTATCCCAACAATTGACCGTGGTCTAAAACCTAAATCATTGAAGGTTACAAACTCTCTTGGTATATTCCCCATTCCGCTGATAATTGGCGAAATGTACCCGTTATGTTCTAAAGCGCATTTCTTTGCTTGCGGACTTAATTGCTCCCAATACTCACCATACGCCTTGCGAATGGCTTCTTGCTTTGCGGTGTTTGGCATGGTTAGTTTGTTTAAGCTTTATATTTAGTACTCCACACTGACCGTAATTTCCTTTTTGAATACTTCTGAATAAAAGGACACTGGCTTTGAAGTTTTTCTCGCTATCCTTACTGCATGATTAAACCTATCCTTATCTATAGTACCATTCGTTATTAAATGGATTTCATAGGGAGTGCTTCTTCCGTAAATACTATTATTGAATATCACTTTAAATATTTGCCCAAATAGCCTTTTGAATATTTCCATCTCTCTTCTATTTAAATAGTGGTTTCATCAGGACAGCCAATAAGGACTTGCCCCTTAATACACTTGATTACAAAATCGAATTCTTGGTTACCTAAGCTCTGAATGAATACGCCAAAATCTTTTGCAGGCATGGAAATAACATCTTTGTAAACTGTTAACATTTCAATTATTTCCGAGGTAGTTTTTCCGCTTATGTTTGTTTTCTTAATCATAGTTGATAGTATTTGAAATTCTTACCGCCTTTTACTATACCAATCAAATCACATTTAGCAATAATCTGCCTTAATTGGCTTGAAATACTTTTAGAATCCAAACCAGTAGCGAAGGACAAATATTTAGTTGTAACTGCTGTTGCTCTGTGTTTATCTAATTCAGAATAAATCTGATATTGTTGTTTAGACAAAAAATTGATTGCGACTTGCTTTGAAATATCCTCTGCTAACATCTTTGCATCACATTTTAAAAGACCGCTATTTTCTAAGTCCGTGAGTTTCTGAAATACACTTCCGAATACTTTATATTCTAATTTTTTCATTGGTGTTGGGTTTAAATAGTGGTTGCTCTTGTGAGGAGGTCTTGAATATCTTTTGCAAACTCGTTTACTTCGCGTTCTGTTGGTAATGCTCTCCTAATTAATAGGTCATTAACCTTATTCAACATCTCCAACATCTCAGGCGCATGAGCGATTAGGGTAGCGTCCGCTAATCCATTATCATGACCTTGGCAAATTTCTCTTGCAATGTAAGTACGGCCAAATGACCAACCTTGTTCGATCAATACTACTGAGTGGCAATCGTCATCCTCGACTATTTTCCACTTTCCTTTAGTTCCTTTAAATTCCATAACTGTGTGTGTTTGGTTAATTAATCTTTGATTTTACCATTGCAACTGTTTTCTCATGAAACCTTTTGCAATACTCAATTCCTTGATCGTTGTTAGGCACATCGTGAATTTTCATCCTAAATCCGCCTTTAACCGTGCTGAATACAATTGTCTCTAATTGATACCTATCTCCAAACCATTCGCTATAAAAGATAGCAGCAGTTGAAACACGGATATCTTCATTAATTACAGTTGACGATATATTGAAACTACATTTGGTTTTAAATTCCATATTCCCTTAGTATTTATTTCAAACCCCATCCCCCTTACGTAGGTAGCTTCTCGCTGGTGGGGAGCGACTTGACAATCGCCAATCATCCAATTGACTTATCAAATGTAAAGACATTACTTTGCATTTGCAAATATAAAATAACGATTTTGCAAAATTACTTGTACAAATGATAAGATTGCTTAGCAGATTTGGTCGAGTCTAGGTGTTGATTTCAGTAAAAATTTGCTAATTCCGACAATTGAAAGTACTTTAGATTACCAAAACAATTATCACACTATGGAATTATTTGAACCACAGAACTTCTTTCAAATGGCGGGGTTGATTGGAGGTGCTATCGGGGCTTGTATTGCTATTGCTGGCTTATCAATCGCAGCATCAACTCTAAAAGTCGCAATAGATGCCAAGAATGAATGGGTTTCCCAACGGAAATTTGATTTTAAAGTGACTGTACACTCTTTGTTGGATGATTATATTAATTTATTAGATGACATTTATAACTACGATAATAACTATACAGCTGTTTTCGTAGACGGATTTAGTAAATTTCGCTACCGTGGAGTTGCATATGAAGAAATAGGTAAAAGTCATCCGTATTTTAAATCAATAATACAATACACGAATCATACCCTACACTCACAATCACTTTACAGTAGTAAAATAGAAGATATTTATAATCGTTTAATCCCTTCAGTTGTTGGATTAAATGATAATAATTTAAACATCCTCTTTCAAAAGATAAAAAATTTCAGATACAAATTCGACCATCAGATTGAGCGATCAAAATCATTCTTAGCCTTCTTAGCTACGATTTATTCGAATGAAGGACGCTTAAATCAAGAAGTTGTAGATTCACATTCGTTGAACCACTACGATTACATAAAGAGTAAGGAATATGTAGATGATCTTGTCGAGATTAAAATGTTATCTGAAAAATTCCTTTCAAAATAAATTATCATTTCCCAATACCTAATATCTTCGCTTCAGCTTCCAACATCGCAAACTCCCTCTCCCGCTTCATCCTCTCCGCATGCTCCCCATCAATCCTCTTTTCCTCATCCTCGACATTGGTCACCAAGCCCGACATACCAATCGCTGTGGCGCGTGATATCAATCCTGCTTCCTTCGCCTTGATTGCCAAAGTTACATCCGCATCAAGATCATCCAACTTAAAGTGTGGTGCTTCAAACGTCACCGACAGAGTGGAAAAAGCACCGCGTAATGTCGTATCCATAGTTGCTAGCAATGCCATCTCAAGATTGATTCCCCTTTGTATAAGCTCACCGTAACCGCCTTCAATTTCCCTACGCGAGGCAAGGTGTGCATCGATGAAAACACGATCGAAAGCAACGCCAGAAAGATCGCCTAACGACTTCATTTCTTCAAAGCTTATATTAGGCGTTTGAGTGAGCGAGTATATTGCATTGACCAAAGTATCAATCTCCAGCTTGATAGCATCAACCGAATGATCCCAAGTAACGTACTCCACATTGGCGTTATCGCCTTCAATGAGCACAGCCTTTCCGTTCTCACCTTTTTCCTGAGCCTTGGCATCCTTAACATTCTTGAACACAAGCGTTGGCGAAGCGTGATAATCGTTGGTGTCTGCAAAGTTTGATAGGACAGTTTCCAATCGCTCGATCAATGGTTGAACGTTAGCCCAAATGGGGCGCGACTTGCTATAGTAAATTACCGGTATCTTTCCATATGGAAGTGGAACCACCTCCACCGGAGACCAATCACTATCCCCCTTTTCAAACTTCGCCAATTGCTGGCTGGAATAGATGTCAAAACATTCAACCTCCTTCTCTCCTTCCGGCTGCGCAAGGATTTCATCGATGCTCTTGCTTCGCTTGTACTGCCTACCGAAATAGATTAGGTTTCCAGTATTGTCAAACACCGGCAATAAAATATCGCCACGGCTCGGCGACAATACCTGCATCTTGAAGTCTTTCTTCACCCTTGAAAACCCTCCCCAATGGCTTGCATCTTCCGAATCGGTAGAATACCATAGCTTGGCACATTGCAATTCCCTGTTGAGGATATCGCAGATCTCGCTTTCCTTGAACGCTACTTTGTTGTTATCACGTAGGCGTTGCAACAAAGAGAAAGCGCGCTCCTCCTGCTGTCCATTAGGCTCTGCAAAAAGCTTTACCTTGCCCAGGTTCATGAAAGCAACCCTACGAGTGACAATGATATCCTGCAATGCCATTGGTAGCCGTGCCGGATCTATGTAACGCGATTGCCCGTCTTTCTTTACCAGCTTCTTCGGCCTTGCCCCCTCATCGTATATCTTATGCTTGGTAATATCAATCTCCGCACTTGCATCATATGCAACTGCAGCATTCTTTCCCAACTCCTCTATTACCTTCGGCTCGATAGTTGCCGTTGATTTCTTTTGTTTTTCCATTTACCCAAACATTGATAAAATATCACTTGTCAATTCTTTTATTCCCAATCCCTGTTTTAACCTACGTTTTGCATACCTAATTGGATCGATGGTGTGATTGTTGGCATCAACAGGAATATTCGCTTTCTTATCGCTCCAAACATATGACTTCAGTTCCCTCTTGATGTTCACTGAATCAGGATCTACAATAAGCGTGTAATCCATCAGGTCCGCAATACCTGCTTTAACCGAACCAGGTCCTTTCTCGCATTCTTCAATGTTAAGGCCCATATCCGCAAGGTCAGCGATCAATCTATCCTCTGCACTATCCCCAACAATGAGGTCATCCTTACTTTGAATATGCGCCAAGTTCATATTGTACACTCCTTCTGTTTTGAGTGGAGTTGTTGTATAGAAACATTCTTTTGCATAAACACGCTTTCGCTTCTCGTCTACGGCAACCTTTACCAAAGTGGTTGGATCGATAGAGAAACCATAATCCTGACCATAGAGGTATGGCAAAGATTCATCGAATGGTCCTTCTTCCCAATCGGTGAATATCACACCCTCTGCAATATCTGCCCAACGGCCAATAACAACATAAGCATACTTAGTCCGTTGGAATGCGATACGGTAAGCTTTATTGTATTCCTCAGTCCCCTCCTTGCCTGCTCCCACCTCCGCAATTGCTGCTTGATGGGCCTGTTTCTCGCTTCTTCTTTTAATCTCCGCAATCTCTGCAAGAAAGGTTGCACTGACATTTTCGATGTTATCCAGGTAGCTGGTATGGATATGAAGTACGTTAGGATGCGTGCTTATTTGCACCTCTACCCCGTCAATAACTTCAATACGGTGCGTATCCTGGATATACTTCTTGTAAACGAAATGACTATCATCTGAAGGGTTCATGATCAGGATCACCCGATTTTGAATTCCCTTCTTCCTTATGGAGAGAATCAGTTTGTCATAATCCTCTTCACTTTGCCATTCCTCCATCTCATCACCAACGAACGTCGTTAGCCCTTCAATAGACTTTAGGTTTGCCGTTTGGTTACCGGATGAGGTCTTTATACCTCGGAACATTATTGAGCTCCCTGAAAAGTTATTTACGATATCCTCGGCTGTGATAGTAAACTTATCTAAAACTCCATCCAATTCGATCTTTCCTCGTACCTCTGGAATCACGGAAATATCTGCGGACTTCATTGAATACCGTGAATAGAGTATCTTATGCCCTTGCTGGAAGGTAAGCCGGGAAATAAACGCGGAAACCTCAAAGGACTTACCACTACCACGACCTCCTGTCACCAATATGATGAAATGGTCCTTGTCTTTGTAAAGTGGTTCGAACTGAGGTTTTACGGTTACCATAACGATGCTTTACTTCTTTTCCTGGAGCATCAACCAATTTTCAGGTGTGATGCTGCCGTTCATGTTTACATCTTGTTTGATCGCTGCGTAATCGCCTTCTATCTTGGAAATTTCAGATTGAAGGTCCTTTATCGCTTTTCTCATTGCTGTACGTTCGCCTGGCAATAAAGCTCTTGTAAATGTTTTCCCTTTACCATCAACGTCTTGGCAAGTATTTAATTCGAGCTCGGATATAATCTCACTAATCAGGCTTTGTAAAATTATCACACGCTCGTTTTTAGTTTTTATAGACGTTTTAAGACGTTCTTTTTCTAGTTCGACCCTTTGTTCTGTTAGCTCGCTTTCAATAGCTTGCTGACGCTCTGAATAGGTTTGATTAGCTATTTTCCAGTAGTTTGCGAACGCTCTTTCAGATAACTGCACGTTACTGCACAATACTGCAAAACAATCAGTGTAAGTAGATCCTTTATCAAGTTCAACAAGGATAAGCTCAATAGCTTTCTGTTTACTGATTTTTCCTGCCATTACCCTCTCACCTCCTTTACAATTCTATCTACGTTGTCACGGAACCATCTTACATTGTTGTAATAATGCCTTGCAGATGGCAATCTATTGCTTATGGCAGATTTACCAACTCCAAGAGCTTTGCAAAGTAAATCACTCACACCAACTGCTATAATGGAATTGGCCTTAATCGTAGCTGGACTAAAAAGCAGAAGAACCGAAGTGATTAGGTAAAGGGGTCTATAACATCCAGGTTCAATTGATTCTGACAACTTACTAACCATAGAAACATCAATCTGACCGGCTTGCAGTTCCCTTTCCAATTCCTGATATATTTCAGGATGGTTTACTTTGACATAGTTTAGCTTAGCGGTTATAGTCATCAGGCAACCTTCCTTTCCTGTACCGTCCCGATGATCGAGTAGATGTTCAACTTAAATTCCTCGATTGTCCTGATGATGTAGACCGGGGTTCCATCCTCCTGCCAAACCTTATGGACCTGATCCTGTACTGGACTTACCTTGCCATTAGCGGTCTTGAACTCAAAACCATAACAGCGGCCTTGGTGAACAAGGATGCAGTCAGGAATTCCAGCTACAACTCCGGAAGCTTTCAATTGCATTCCTTCAATCGCATTCCGGTTCCCACCATTAGGAACATGGAAGAACAGCCTGCGCGTCTGCGGGTAATAGTTCCACAACCAAGTGAAGCATGAAGTTTGTAACTGGATTTCTGACATAGCAAAACACTAAAAACACATATCACATTCTGCCCTTTGACTGGCCAATGCAATTAAATCAAAGATAGGAAGTTTCCTAAATAAGCGTATACGCAACATCAAAATAGAAACAATTGCAAACATTTGTTAACTATTTAGGGAATAGGTAGGGTAAGTTGGGCGGGGTATCAAAGGTAACAGAATCGCGTAGATAAGGTAACAATACTAACTTGCTTTATATCAGTCGCTTGCAAATAGGTAACACAATAAAGCACTGTTTTCCCAAATATTCACTAAGGGTAATATTTTATTTTTTAATTTTTAATAGCGCAATCGGTTGCGTATTTACATAATGAATTTTAATATTTTCCTTTTTACAAAAGTCCTGAAAAACGACTGTTATTGTGTTACCTTGCTGTAGGTCTTTGTTATTCAACACGTTACGCCTGTTGGATTCTGTTACCTTTTCTGTTACCTTGCGTTACTTTTTGAATATTTAGTTACCTTTTCTGTTGTGAAGTGGCTTATCTAAATAAAAAATTAGGCGACATGCATCATTCAGTCATAACAACCAATGATTAATATATTTAATCTTTGTGACACATTAAGGGCATGGGCACACTTGAAACTTCCCAAATTGGATAATACGTAAAAATTATTGTGATAAAAAATAAGGCGGAATTACTGCAAATTCCGATCGTAAAAGATGGCGAGTTACCTGCGGTTGTAAAAAAAAAAGAAACCCCTTACGATGGGCGCAAGGGGAACCTAGTTGTCAAAGATGTATATATGTGTGTTAGTGTTTCAAAATACAGATCAATGCAATTATTCCAAAGAACACAAATCCAGCAATTATGATCACAGCCATTGATTTGATCGCGTCTTTGGATTGCATTCGTTCATGTTCACTTTTAAGGAATACCCAACGCTCATTTACCAGCTCTTGGGTGTGTGGGCGATTGCACGCTAAAACATCGCCAAAAGATAATCTTTTTGATCTACGCATGGCAAACCTCCATTTTATAGGTATAATAATCACTTAAGTTCGATAGTATATCCTCTACTTCATGATCTACGTCATAATCCCAATCACCAGGGCGAATTTTCCTAGAATCAATGCCATGAAGGAATTCCTGATCCTGGAAATACACTATCTGCCTAGTGACCTCTCCCTCTATAAATTCACCTGATACCCATTTTTCAAGAGGGATGAATTCAAGTTCGATAAATGTTTCGGATCTTTCATTGGATAATAATGCTATCATCTCACCATTGCTCAGAAATACCCTGATGCAGCCTGAATCCTTAGCTAATCTTGAAAGGTCAGATGGACCATACTTGTTTCCGGAATAAGCATTTACGCAACAATTAGGTTGTGCCGAAAGATTTTGTTTAATTTGCCTGTTCATAATAAATTGCATTTAAGATGTAATTTAAGCGCCCGTATGTTTGCCGACTGCGGGCGCTACTTTTTCCAAATCCTTTGCTGTCATTTCCCGGAGCAAGCAACTGCTATTCCCGCTATGACAATACAAATGTAAAAATAATTTATCATTTGTCAAGACATTTGTTAACTTTTTTTAATTAAGTCTTAATTTTTGTTTGCAAATGTTGGTGGACACGAGGCATTAAAAAGGTATTCCATCGTCATCCTCACCTATATCAACATTAAGCTCACCTGAAAAAACATGATACCTAGCATTTATTCCTTGTATCTTTCGTTGAATCCCTAACTGAAAACCAACGCCGTTTCGTTCGCAGTAATCCCGTACAGCGGCCATTAATCGTTTTTTTGACAACTTATATCTTTCTTTCAAAGATGTGACATGATCGTCGTATTGTTTTTGGAATTCATCAGTCCTAATCCATCCCTTTTCAAAACCAAGCTCCTTGTTGATCCAGTGCTGGATATTATCACTAATAAAATCATAATTATCCTCACCGTACATATTAATGAATTTTTTCACCCATCCATCATCACTCAGTCTGGTAGGGCTAAGCTTACCGTCGTTGGATAAATTGACCTGTATACAATGGATAACAAAATCATCAAAACCTTTCCAATCCTCTTTTGTCCATGTTCCCTCCATACCCTTGGATGGGAAAAGTTTTCCATGGACACCATCAACACCGCCGTTTTTCGTGTAGTAATCAGTGAACTCGATCGGAATGATACGGCGCTTCAACCCGCCGTCGAGATCAGCGTAACTATAATTGGTATTTATGACTACCTTTGGCGTCTGATCGATGCTAACTGATATTTCCCTATCATACTTTTTATTCACCAACGGGTTTTCAACAGCATTCTTAAGGAAAAGCCAATCCACAACCTTCGGGATATCCGGAATAAAGTAAACCCTATCCGAAGGCTTCCATACAGCAAAGAACTTGTCATCCCATTTAACCATACTACCACTTGCGGTACTGACTCCGATCATATTGGAAAGGACGTTCACGAAGATGTTCTTACCTGATCCCCCGCCATCCTTTGGATCCATAACCATTTCAGTAAGCACGGCAATGTAAATACGTGCTGGTGAATTGTAGTCGTGGCAAAGCCAGCCGATCACATTCTTTACATGTTCCTGCACCGACCTTCCGGTTGGATCTGTTGAATTGGTCAAATAAAGCTGATATAATTTTGAGGGAGCTACCTCGGTGTTGTATTCGCGACTCATGATCTTATCAGACCAGATCATACCGTCTAATTCATCATAGGATTTTATCCTAATGTTATTGGAAGTTATCTGTATAAAACAATTTGAATAGAATTTATAACACGTATCCGCAGTATCTGACAACACTTCTTCATCAGTAAATGCAGGAAGTCTCTTATCGGTTATAAACTTCCCATAGGTCTTGAGGAATTTTTCGTAAGCAGCTCTTATCTCGGTGCTATCATCTTCATCATCAACTTTAATGTAGGCCTTCATCATATCATAAAGGAATACGTCATCCACCTTCTCCACAAACTTATCATTGATCTGTACGACATTATTGAAATAGGACCTGAATCCGAGCGAAGCGGCCACATGTATGAAGTTTTCAATATTGATGACCCAATCTCGATCTTTGTTCATTTCCCAGAAATGACCATATGGATGGTTATCATAATGCGCCTTTGCCATCTGTGCGTGAAGTTCCTTAGCTTCATCACTAAAGTTTTCCGGAATCTTGGACCCCTGAATAGCTGCTTTTTTAATCACAGCCTGCTCAACTGACCGCTTCACCTGACCATATCCATTATCTACCAAATGGCGGAATGTCAATTTCTTATCTCCATTGAACTTAAATTCTGCCAAAATTGATGCTGGATTATACCCTTGCTCACTTTTAAGATCGGTGGATGTGGTAAAGATATAGAACACTCGTTTGGATTGGTTATAGGACGCAGATACCCCATTTTCTTTCCCAGGACGGGTGAACCAAATAAACCTATTGTTCTGATAAGGTTTTACCTTCCACCCGAATTCCTCCATCAGAGCAATAGGGTCACATGTTTGGTTGAAGTCCTCGAATGGGTTGGTTGTGTACCAATCATCCTCTTTTTTGGTCGGGCGAGGTGTGGGCTCGACCTTTACTATCCTATCGTAGGACTTACATAAATTGATCAATCCACAGCGCTCCTCCCATGTCAGCAGGGGAATAGGCACATCCTGAACAATTGAATACCCCATGCTTGGCGGATAAAGGAAATAACCTCCCTCACCACGGGTTTCAAGGAAGTTTACAGTACGTGAAGGTCTTTTAGCCCCTTTTTTAATATCCGAATCAACTTCCTCTTGGGTCTTTTCCCTCCCAGCCAACTTTTGACTACCAGGCACATCGCCGTCCTCAATACGGTATATTAAATGCCTGCCTCCGGAAGGGGTAGCATGAATCCGTAATAGTGGGTATATATGTGGGTACATCTCTGCGATATCCTTAAGCAGTAGAGCCTCAACTCCTGGCTCATACTTGCTGTCGACGTCTATCAATTCCAACCTACCTGAGATTTCTCCGGTAATAGCTGCAACTGCAGTAGTATCATATGTCTGCATTGCCTGCCACAGCTCACCTTTATCCATCCTTTGGGACTGAAGGTGCTTCCACTTAAATAAGCAGGGATCTTTTGCATTCTTGCTGCCTACTGTCCTATCATAAACAGGCATGATAGATATACCATCTTCGATAAGGGATTCCACGCTTGCCCAAACGGAAGCTAATTTCGTTTCGTTGCTCATAGGTTAGTTGTTATCGTAATTGGATATCCGCAAATTCTATTGGTGATGCCCCGATCATTTTCTTTTGGTGGTCCGCCCAACTTGGCTTGTACCCCATAGCCGCAGTAAAGGCGTCAAGGAAACCTTGCTTCAATTGTTCCTGCGCCCTAGCCACACGGGCAGCAAAGGGTTGTTTCTTTTTCATCTTTGCATAAATCGCGAGTTCGTTTGGAGTAAGCTGACTGATAGTCCGCCCAACAAGATTTGTGTAATGGGACGTTACCTCCACCAATTCCCCCTGCTCCAACTCTTTTTCGGTAAGCGGGCGCTCATGACCACAGTATTGGCAGATCCTCACGCTAGCAGGGATAATCGATTCGCATGATGGACAAAGTGCCACAGGAGCAACACCTTCCCCTCGCTTTTTTCGTTTAGTAACTTCCCACATCTTGTCCCATTCTCTGTCCTCAAAGTACAAACCGTGCCTCTCCCAATTACCGCCGTAATCAAGTACTGTAAAGTGAGACTTAACTTGCCTACCGTCCGCGGACCAAACAGGGCGGCTCCCGCGGCCAATCATCTGTAAGTAAAGCGGCAAACTGGTAGTTGCACGGTTAAGTATCACCAAATCGACTTGCGGTAGATCGAAACCTTTCGTCAAACTTGCAACGCTGACACAGATATTCGCTAAACCAAGTTCAGTAAATTTTGCTAGTTGATACGCGGAGTTCTCAAGCTGCGAATGGTACTCGATCGACGCGAACCCTTCAGCATGCAGTCTCTCATTCATTTCTCTTGCATGCTTGATCGATGCGACGAAAATCATACATTTAGAGAATGAGCGGGAACGAAGATCATCGAATATTCCATCATAAACAGCGGAAGTGCCGAAAGCTGCATTCTGCGATGCTTCGGTATATTCACCATTACGCATTTCGAGAATGTCAGTATCTGCCTTGGTGCGTGCCATGTGTTGGTAGCTACAAAGAAATCCCTGTTGGATTAATTCATCAACCTGGCAACAAACCACACATGAGTTGTATAGTTCTGGTAAATGTTTTGCAACACGAGCGTCTGGAGTAGCGGTAAATCCTAGTATATATGGATTACTGGCTTCAATTAAACGCCGGATAATATTGGACGGTGTACCAATATGAGCTTCATCTATTATAATGAGCGGAGGGAATTCCAATGCCGCAAGTTGTTCGATAATCAGCGGTCTGCGGGTTAGCGTTTGTGCCATAGCTATATACAACTTGCCCCCTCGGATGTGAACGTGTTTTTCTCCATTCGCTATCTGTTTTCCCCCAGCTTCATTGATGATCTGGTCAAAAATTTTGGTAGTTTCGCTTATTATCACAACTGCACGGCCGTTTTCAATTGACCTTCGGGCAACTTCTATAAACATCTTCGTCTTGCCTGATCCCGTTGCGGCACATGCAATAACTCGGCGGTGATCACGCAATCCGCGTGCAAGGTTATTAATGAAATCGGTTTGGTAAGGTCTAAGGGTAAAATTAACCTGCTTCATGTAAAACCTCCCTTCCCTTAATAGCTAAGTAAAGTCTCCAATACATCATATTTCGCTCAACCCCTTTTAGGTTATCGATAAATCCGCAATCTTTCTTTGCTAGATCGATCAATCGGGAATCCTGTGAAGTAATGGACCAAATCCGCAACTTGGTTTCAGTTGCATCTGGAACACTTGATTTGGTAATGAATTTGACGTAGGCTTCGCAATGGTTGCACACTTGTTTGATGTGTGGACCAGAGAATACAAATTTTGCCTCGTCTGTCGCACCGCAATGCGGACAATCGTAAGGTTTCAATAAGTTCATAATAAATTGCATTAAACAAGGCGGGAGGATTGCCGTCCTAAATCCCGCCTTGCGATGTTTCCAAAATTAGCGAATCGGAAACATTTAAACAAAAAAAATTTGGAGTTTATCCGGCATTAGCTGGCTTGACTAGAACGGCAGATCGTCGTCGTCTGGAGCGCTTGCAGCATGCTCAGCGATATTAACTGCCGGTTGACTTGCGATAGGTGATGCAGACGGAGTATTAACACCTGTCTTAGCTAATTTCCAAGCGACAAGCGAGTTGAAATACGAAGTTACACCATCCTTGTTTGTCCAAGGTCTCCCGCGAAGATTAAAGTCCACCGTTACACCATCGCCTTGCTTTAGGTTGTCGAATAAGGTAACCTTGTCTTGCGTAGCTTCCATTTTGATGTATTCGGGGTACTGAGGGTTTTCCGATACCACCACGATCAAATCGCGTTTCTTGAATGAGTCCGATACCTGTTGAGTTGCACCTACTTCGTGCACGAATCCTGAAATTTGCATGTTCTTATTATTTATTTTGATTATTTAATTCATTAATTAATTCGGCAACCTGTGCCTGTTGGGTTAGAGAAAGACAATAGAACGTATCCACTATGGAAATAATGTCATACTGCATTTCCTCGATTGCCTGCTTTCCCGATTTCTTGAAGTGTACCTGATTAATAATCGAATTCACTTCTTTCATTGCCTCGATCGCAATTGTTGATTTTTCGACGATGTACTGAACGGAATCAATGAACCTAGGTGTTGACAATCCCGCGATCTGCACGAGCTTCGGTGTCATCCTTACCTGTGATGCGTATTCGCGGAGTGAGTTCTCAAAATGCTCTGCGCTATTGAGTAGGCTGATGGCAGCCTTGAACTGAGGAATGAATTGCATTGGCACGACGTTTCCTGCGATATTGGCATTGAATTTTATTGCGTTCATACCAAATCCTCCAATCTTACTGGGATATAGTTTACGTTCTTTAAAACCTTACCATCTTCTTTACGATATACAACGGTTTGCTTTTCTCTTAACGTGGTGGTTACCTCGATACCTTTGCCTTTGTAATATTGGATGGTCGCATCAATTTCGGCTCGATTATGGCAGAATTTGCTCATATTGCTTAAATGAACTCGTTTAAGTGCTTCCTTGAAGTTTTCAAGGGTGAAACCGAAGGCGTACGCTAAACAATAAACTGATTCATTTATCATATCACAATCTTTTGAATTGACAATTGAAAGCAGTTCCATGTTATCCTTAATGATAAGATCCTTACTCTGAAAACTTTCCCAAGCATCATAATCAGATTCATGGATAGCATCATCCTGAACCCACCCCTCTGCATTCGCCGTACCATCATTAACATATTTGATATCGCACAGCGCATCCAACATCTCAACTCGGTTATTATCTACGATAGCGTACTGTAGCTCACGGATTTCCTCGCGCAAAAGATTATCACGGAAATCGTATTCATCCTTTGTTAGCTCGCGCGGAGTGTCACTTACTGGCTGACCACTTGCTAGTTGAAATTCTTTTACTAATTCTTGGTAATTCATTCCCTTTCCTTCCAATATTTATAATCTCAAGTAGCGGCAATCACGGTAGCAATTACCACTACAACAATTTTCCAAATGATGTGCATTACGCTGCTTTCTTCTTAGTAGCTCGTGCTACGGCTTTATACTTCGGTTCGTACGTCACATCCTCGTGAGATATCATTTCCCCGGTCGATTTCGCTTGACGTTCTGCAAAGGTTACCATGCTATCAAGTTTCACCTTCCCCAACTCCTGCGCGGGAATACCTGCATTGGTTAGGTAGTAATCCACAACCGCACGCCAGCCATCCACCGACCCAACAGTTATTGAGTATGATTCAATTGCACGCGGAGCGTCAACTTCACGGTTTGCCTGCGATACCATAACGGTTACAGTAGCTTGTTGCTTTTCCTTTTCCGCTTGTTCGGCTGCGCGTATTTCGGCTTCTTTCCTTGCATTTTCGGCTTCTTCTTCCTGTTTTCTTGCCAACTCCGCCGCTTGTGCACTTTCTTGCTCTCCACGTTCCAATTCTTCCTTTCGGGCAGGAAATAGAGTAAGGATATATTCTGCATATTTGGTTACTTCGGAAGTAAAGTGAGACGAGCACACGGCAAAGCGTTCTTCAGTACGCACTTCGTCCACAAGGGATGCATCGCCAACCAACGTTATCGCACTCCATGCTTCCTCGGAAAGCGTACCGCCGATAAACCCGAGAACGGCTGATTCCGCTTCTTCTATCTGCTCCAGCGTTGTGTTACTATATACCTGAAGAATAGTTTGCTTGACGTTTGCAAGGTGATTTGCGTACCCCGAACGTAATTGAGATTCCAATTCTGCAATAGCATCAATTCTGCGCTGTTTCTCACGTAATTCGGCTTCTTCTTTTTCACGAGCGGCCGCAGCTTCCTGAGCATGGATCTTTGCAGAACAGTCGCGTACGTGCTGGATAGTTTCGTACAATTCTTTACCCAAAGTATTTTCAAGTGCTGTAAATTCCTTGATGAAAGCATGCGCTTTGTCTGTATAAACCGAACGCGTTTCATTCATAAACTTTACAGCTTTCTTTGCGGATACCTGCCAGTTCATCAATTCATCATCCAGATCCTTTGGTAATTTTTCTCCTGCTTCGGTAGCACGTTCCAAGAGCGCACTATGCTTCACGCGATACTTACCCAACATTTCAACTGATGTTGTATATACTGATCCTGCACTTTGCAAGTCAGATTGTGACAGGGATATTATCCCCACCTTGTTTTCTTGTGTTGACATGATTTTAAAATGGTAATGGTTCTGAACTTGGTTCTTTAACTGCGACTGGTGCAACCGGCGACGGTCTGCGAGTTTCTGATAATTCCATCTGTGGAGTAGCATGGCCGAACTTGCGTCCTACGAATTCGGAAATACCTTCTCTGCGCACAACCTGCGACAACCCCTCTGAACGATCAGCGATGGATAACACCCCGCCGATAGTTGTGTACACCTTTCGCTCTGCTTTACTAGCGTAACGGATATCCGCCAATGTAAGAACGGCATCTACTTCCTCTCGGCTCACGTCGCCCGTCCAATCCTTAAGATTGTAGGTAGGCACATCGCCAGTCCATTCCTTTGGTGCCCAATTGAAAGCTGCATCTAATGGAAGATCCGGAAAGTTTTCTTCCCATAGTTGGCGCTCTGCTTCAATTTGAATACCGTTGGTTCGGTAAAAACCGTGACGGCCCGATTTGAAATTGATGATGGCACGAACCTCTTTGTCAACTTTGCATTCTCTAGATTGACCTTTACGAGGTCCTGATTTGTACGGATCGCTTTCATCGAAACCATCTACTTGAATGGTCATGTTGCACACTAGATCGATTAATGTTCCATAGCCACGATCTGACAGGAGAACGAATTCGATCCCCAGTGGCTTTACTTTATAATCAAAAAAGAATTGACAGAAAGCCGCCATGTCACTGCGCAATTTCTCCGCCCAACCATTACATTCGGGTTGGTAGAAGTTCTCGGCGGAAAGGTAATCTTCCACCACTTGCTCAGTTGCGGAAAAATCATAGCTACCATTGATCAACCATTTGCCTATCTCAAGGTGAAGTAGGGTGCCGTAATTCTGCGCGACTTCCAACAAACGGGCAGCCTCTTGTCTGCCATGCTTGATATACCAATCCAAAAGACCATCCTCCATAGGAGCGCACTGCGAAATCGCCGTAGTTAACGAAGTGTAAAGCCTCAATGGCGATTCCACCGGAGCCCCATCTTGGTTAAGACGGATGTATGCGCGTCCCTGACCGAAATTCACACGCCCTACCTTGTAGGATGGTAAGCGAAGTGCATCTTCGCGAAACCAATCCGTGTGTATTTGTTCGAATGTTATAGCCATTATTTAACCTCCTCCACTTCTACGTCCTCGACAACTTCACTTGCCGCGTCAGACTGACCAACAGCCAGCTGCTTAGCCCCAGCCAAGATCGCCCCGCTCGTAATCATGTTGGTTGTGATGCGATTCATTTCACCACCTGCTTCTACATATCCGCGCACAGCTTCGATAGTTTCCTCAGTGAAATTTGGAACAAGCTTCACAATTGGGTAATTCTTTGCCATTCCTGGAGTATAGGACTGAACCTTTTCAACTACCAATGAGAATGGGAAACCAATAATACTACCTGATCTTTCCATTACCATATCGAAAGCTTTAACAATGCTAGGAATGGTGGTTTCCTTTGCTTTTGTTTCAAATGTCCAATATCCTAGCACACCTTTCATCTTCAATAATACAAAGCGAAGCGTTAGTGTTTGCGCCCATAGTTTACCAAGTGCCTTAACTTTAGGATCGTTTTTATGTAATCCTGACTCATATTCTCCCTTGCCCTCTTTCCCGCCTGTCGGATTCCATACAGTGAAAGTTTCACCATCTCCATAACCTAATCTTTTGCCTTTATCCCAAGCCTCGAAACGTTCATTGCACACCTCGCTGATATTATTCGATACGAAAGCGATGTGAAGTTCATTAGGTTTTTCGCCCATGAGCGATGTGAATTGATTTGCGAATTTTCCAGTGGCCCGGAAATAATCCAATGAAGTAGGAAAACCTTTGTCGGATTTCATGCCTACTTTAATTCTGCCGATTTCTGGAAGGGTGCTTCCTTGTTGCACCTCCATTTTTTGCCCGTCTTTGTCGAGCTTTAAAATACGTCCGTTCATAATAAATTACATTTTTGATGTTAACACTGATTAAGGGTTGCCGCCCCATTCACGCAGACATTGCTGCCTTTATTTCTCTCAATTCTTTTATTGCTTCTCTAACCTCACTAAGCAGACCGTTTGCCAGCTTTAGTAATTCTGTTTTTTCTGATTTGCTCATTTTCTCTTTCGATTTGGTGTTTGATTAAATCGCCTGCCTCCATTAGCGAGTCAAGTTCAGCCCTGCTAATCCTGAAAGACCCGTTCCCCTCGCTATGATCTTTCAAATCGCCTTCTTCAATCCACTTATCTACAATCCTTCTTGACCCTGCAATCTTATAGGCTTCGGCTTTACTGATGTAAGGCTTCAATTGTCCTGTCAGTGTTGCCAGTTCAATTGCGGTCTGCTTTGAAACAGACCGAATGAACCGCGCTAAGATGGATTGATCCTCAACAAGTGTAATATCTTTATCACTTATTAACTTTATCATCTAATCTCCATGCCCGAAAATTACCTTTTGGACTGTTCGGGTCTTTTTTAACTGTAAAACGTTTGTTGATTTTAAGATCCTTGTTATGGAAGTGCTTACTGACGATACATCGAACCGATTTAGCTAGCTTGCTTTCCACCGCGATTGAACCATTGACCGGCAATTGATCCAATCTATCGCGCCAGGACATAGGCGCAACTGAATTTGTTAAATCCTCCATAGGCGAAACAGAATTATTAGGTTATAAGAATAAAAAATTGAGCAGATGTTAAATTTCTTTTGCATTTGACACACTTTTAATTATATTTGTTTGACTTTGACAAGACAAATGTAAAATGAATATTTATCATTTGCAAATATTTTTTATCATTTGTACAATATTTTTTGCAAAAACACACTTAAAACATGAATCACCAAGGAGATTACATCAAATCTATCCTTAGGAATCGAGGCATTAGCCAGGAAGAATTGGCTAAAAAATTAGGGATGTCCCGTGTTTCTTTAGGAAGCAGGCTAAGCCAACCGGTGTACCAAAACACCGATGAAAAAATGAAGATCGTTGATATTCTTCAAATGACCGATAAGGAGAAAGAGACCCTTGATCAGATGGGCGGAGTTCCGATATTAAATCCAGTTTCAATTACATCTAATGAGGTTTACGAGATTTCCCCTGGCCGATGGTTAATGACCGTTGAATTAGTGCCGGTTTATGCTCAGGCAGGCTACCTGTCCGGATATGGAGATGATCATTTCCTTGAAGAATTGCCGAAGCACTCATTTACTACAAATGTATTAGCCAAAGGGAAATACAGGGCTTTCGAAGTTGCAGGAGATAGTATGGATAATGGAGATATAAAGGAAGCAATACCCGATGGTATCGTAGTTGTAGGTAGAGAGGTGGATAAGCAATATTGGACAAGCAAATTCCACACGCACAAATGGCCAAATTGGCTTTTCGTGCATAGGACCGAAGGAGTTGTTGTTAAACAGATTGCATCACAGAATCTTACTACTGGAGAAATAACATTAACTTCACTTAATCCCGACAAAACAAAATACCCTGATTTCACAATCAATCTTGATGATGTGAACCAGGTATATAATGTTATTAAAAGAGAAGTTGACGAGCAGCAATAA